TATACCTGCTCGACCTGCGCGCCGGCCCCATGTAGACCGGCGGCGGCTCATCGTACCACCGGAACTCGGCCACGAAGTAGCGCAGCGCGTCGAGCGGGTGCTCTTGCCCGTTCTTGGCCGGCGTGTCGGTGCCCGGTCGGTAGACGTAGGACTGCAACGCCCGCGCGAAGCTCACCCCGTCGCCTGACGCGCTGGCCGCCCATGCCTCGGGGGTCATCAGCAGCCGGCGCCCGTGGTGGTCGTGGTGGATGCGCTCGCGCACCTGGCGCACGCCGTTGGCGATGTTCACCCGCTCCGCGAATCGCTGGTAGGTGCACGTCAGCATCAGCCCGAAGCCGCCGTCCGCGTGCGACCGGGCCAGCGCCTCGAAGTTGCTGCGCACCGTCTGCTCATGCCGCGCCTGCCCCGCCTTGTCGCCCACGCCTGCGTCAATGGCATAGGCGCCCGCCGTCCAGTCGCGACGCGGGCGCGCGATGCGCCACAGCATGCCGGCGAACTCGTGAATCGACACGTTCTCGGGGTTCAACTCTGCGACGATGACGTCAGCATCCAGCGCCGGGTCCTCCACGATGACCAGCGTCGACGGGTGCCGCCTGCCCCAGTCCACCGCGAGATAACCGCGCATCGCCGGCTCGTACTTCCAGCCAGGCGGCGTGATGTTGCCGTCCGGGTAGCGCGTCGGCCGCCACTGCGAGTAAACCGCCCCCTCGGGCGACTGCGGCATGCAGTGTAGCCGCTCCTCTTGCTGCTGCTTGGTCATGCCGGCGACGAACTGCGGCCACCCCGGGATAAAGAGGCTGTTCACTGCCGAGCTCACCCTGATGTACGCGCCGCCGTCCTCGGTCGCCCACTTCGGCCACCACTCGAACATCGACGGCCGCCCGACGACGCACAGGAACGGCCGCGCGCCGGCGCGCACACGCCCCCAGGCCATCTGCGCGACCTCATCGCCGCCGACGTATGCCGGCGCCTCGTCGATGAAGCCCCAGCCGACGTTGCCGCCCTCGAGGCTGTTGGCGCCCACGTCGCGCGTGCCGGGCCGGTGGTACGAATTGACCCACACCTTGACCCCGTTGGGCGCGCGCCAGTGCGGCGCCTGCATGCCCTGATAGGTGGCGCAGTAGACCCACCCCAGCGGCACCAGTATCGACTCGGCCAGCGACCCGAAGGCGCGGGCAGCCTGCGCGGCGCGAGGATAGACCAGCATCCCGTCCTCGTCGGGCCTCGACCGACTCAGGGCCTCCATCGCAAGCGCGATGCCGTGGGTCTTGCCGCACCCCCAGCCACCCACCACAGCGATGCGCCGGGCGCCGGTGGCGATTTGACCGAGTAGCCACGCCTGGAAGTCGTTAATGGCGCGGTCAGTCGGCATCGGGCTCCGGCATCCCGAGCGTCTGCCCATTCTCCACCGACAGCACGCGAGGCGCAGCAGCAGCCGCCTCGCGCAGCACAGCCATGATGTCCGGGCCGCCGCTGTGCTCAACCTGCACCTGCTGCTGGTGAGCATGCCGCTCAGAGAACTCGCGGTGCCTGCATGCCAGGAGGTAGCGCGCAGCCTTCCAGTCTCCATCCTTGACAGCAGCGCGGCGCACCACTGCAAGCAGCGCGATGTCGCCCTTCGCGCGCGCGGTCTCTACCTTTTCGAAGAATTCGCGGAACCCCTTCTCAGCGCGCCCCTTCCATGTGCTCCACGTGGAAGGGGCCACCCCTGCTGCCTCTGCCAGCATGCGGTCATTGGCACCAGTGCCCGCGTAGCGAAGCAGTTCGGCCACCTGCTCATCAGAAAGCGGGGGCTTGCGTCTCTTTGGTCGTCCTCTTGATTTCGCCATAATGGAGCCCTGGGGTCAGTTGCTAACTGCCTTCTCCGCCTTGGTCGGGCGGCGCATCAAGCTCAATGCTTCCAGGGCACATGGGCTTCGGGTATGGTCGCGCCAATGACGCTACCTGCCGCCTCATCTCCCTGTCAAGCGGCATGATGTACCGGTGTTTGCCTTCGACCCTGACGCGCTTTGCGCCTGCTGGCACCTGCTTTCTAGCCTTCCCGAAGTTGCTGCCAGTATAAGCCCGCTTGTTAAGCCGCTTCCCGTTCAGCCTCCATTCGAAACTTGGCGAGCTCCTGCCGGTGTAGATCCAATTGCCTGCCTGGTAGATGCCGCCATGATGGCCTGCTTCTGGATCAGCAAAGGACACCACAAGCCGAAGGCCTGGGCTCTGCTGCTTCAACATACGCATCGCATGCGCCAGGATTTGCGAAACTGGCGACTGGTGGCTGCGTAGTGCAACCCTCACCAATTCGCAGCACTCAGTCATCTCCAGCCCATAGGGAGCACCAAGCTGCCTGTTGGCGCCCCATGAGAACAGCACCGCCCCCCTAAATGACTCGTCCTCCCACACCCCGATTCTGACTGCCTTTGAGACGGGCAGCGTTCCGCTGTAATGCCAGTTTTCACAAGCAAAGCGAGCAGCCTTGGCGCTGGCCCAATCCAGTCGCAGCATGGTCATGCCTCGAAAGAATGGCCGCAGTTGGGGCATTGGTGCATTGGCTTCTCGCTGACCTCATCGAGCCCGCTGGCTGGCTCATCATCTGGATCAAAGTCGGGCACCATCTCGGCAGCCTCAAGGTCAGCCAGCAGAAGGTCATCATACCCGTCGACGCCTGCCAGTGATTCAAGCAACTGCTGGAGGTCATCAGTGAACTCACCTGCAATCGCTGGCGAGTTCAGCGCGACATTGAGCGCCTTTTCTTGGTCATCAGGAAGGTCAACCCAAATGACCGGAACCTTTGACAGCCCCAGCCGCTCTGCTGCCTTGATGCGCTGATGCCCGCCCACCACCGTCAGGTTCCGCGAGTTCACCACGACAGGCTGGACCATGCCGAAGCGCCCTAGCGATGCAGTAAGCCCCTGCATGGCCCTGCCGCTAATCTGGCGCGGGTTATATTTGGCAGCCCTAAGCCTACAGATCTCGACCTGCTCAACCTTCATTCAGCACCTCCACGCTCATCAGCATACCATGCCCGACTCGCTGACGCCGCGCTTCAATGCGTTCTGCTTCGGTCATGCGCCACCCGCGCCCGCGCCTCAAGTTGCTGAATCCGCCGCGCTGCATCCTCTGCGCAACGCTGGTGGTGCATCGCCCTGCTGCACTCGTGCCGCCTGCGGAACCGCTCGGCGCTGCGCAACTGGGCCTTGTGCGTCTTGTACGCGGCGCGAAGTTCAGCAAGCCTGCGCGCCTCATCAGCGACCTGGACCGTTGCCACGTCGCCCGCCATCGCCGCAGCGATGGACACCAAGCGCCGCAGCTCATCGGCCACCGTGACCGACTCAAGCGCCGCAATCAGCTCGTCAGCAGGCGTCACGTCAAAACTCCGGTGCGTCCAGCAGGCCGGCCGCCTCGCACTCGGCCTCGAAGATGGCGCGAGCCTGGCGCACGGCGTCGAGCAGCGCGTCGAGCTTCGCCAGCCGCTCGACGGCGGTGTGCGCCGTCTGCGGGCCGCAGTTCAGGTCCAGGCTGATGAAGCGGGAGCAGTCGCCCACGGCGAAGGACGCCACCACGCGGGCGGGCTCACCGTCGCGCCGGCAGTGGAAGTGCACCGACCCCCGGTCAGGCGAGCCGGGGGCGTTGAGGAAGGCGCGCAGGCCCTTCCCCCGGTCAGGCGAGCCGGGGGCGTTGAGGAAGGCGCGCAGGCCCTTGGGGCTCACAACCCACCCCCAAACAGGGTCATCTGCCCCTCATCCGGCCGCAGGCAGTGCGGGCTGAACCACAGCCGCTCGCGTTTGGCGTTGGCGCGAGAGCCGTAGCCATTGGTGCCGCCGACGCGCCCCTTTGACGAGTCCCATGCTACGGTCACCCACCCCTCGGGCACGTCGCGCCCGTCGTCGTACCCCGAAACGCACAACCTCAGCAGCGGGTCATCACCGTGCTCACAGGCCCACCGCCACACGTCGTCAGCAATGGCGCGGTCATGCTCAAGGCCGTCGGTTGATGCGTAGGCACCATCGAAACCCTCGCCGTATGGCGGGTCGAGGAACACGCCACAAGCATCGCGGCCGACTTTTGGCGGGAAAACAGGGAACGCCCTCAGTGCAGCCCCCAACACCCGCGACCAATCACCGCACGCCACGCGCACGTCGCGCAGCCGGGCAGCCAGCGGCGCAAGATGCCCCCACGCCCGCCCCGTGTCGCCGAGGTGCGGCAGCTGTCGGTTGATGCCCCGCCCCGTGTTGCCGAGGTGCGGCAGCTGTCGGTTGATGCCCTGCCCCGTGTTGCCGAGGTCGCCGCGATGAACAAGTCGCCCCTCAGTGTCCGCGGCCCACGGCCCGTTGCCGCTGCACCACCCTGACCCAATCCACGCGCAGGCGCCCCACACCCACCACCCCGCGGCCTTGGCGTCGCACCACTCAGGGTCACCCATCAATCGCTCGGTAATTCGCTCGCGCTGGCCCACCAGCCACAGGTGGCGCGCGTGCAGGTCGGCCTCGTTGACCGGCCAGTCCGCGTGATGCGCGACTGCCTCGGGGTCGGCGGTCATCGCCCTCCAGAAGTTCGCGAGCAGCCCGTCGGCGTCGTTGACCGTCTCCACCAGCCGCGGGCCACCGGGCCGCCAATGCGGGCGCCCGAGTAGCACGGCGCCCGAGCCGAAGAAGGGCTCGACGTAGTTCTTGACGTTGCCGAACCTGCGCCACA